TTGCCTGCGTAAGTACCTATTCCGTACCAGTCACCCTTTTTTATGGCTTTTTCTATTCTATCAGCCCAAGCAACTGCCGAATTTTCCATATTGGCAAATGCTTTATTCCACGCCGCTTCATATTCTGCCGCCGCCTTAGCAATATCATCTGTCAAATCAATAGTGCTACCGCCGCCACCGCTTGAGCCTTTGCTTGAGCTTGTATCGTCCTGTAATTTATTTATTTCATCAAATCCCATAAGGGATAATGTAGCTTTCTTAGCTGAATCAGCTACATCTTGGTAGCCGTCTGAAATATCTTCTAAGCCATCTGATGTGTCTTTATAGCCGCTTTGTCCAAAGCTCTCAAAGTCAATCTTAACCCCCATTAAAGAAGCAAGGTTGACTAATAATCTTTTGATTGCAATAGCTACTCCGTTTACTACTGGCATAACCTTTGAAAGAATTGGGATAAATAGCTGTCCTGCTACCATTCCTACCTCTTTCATATTGTTACTGAACTGGCGTAACATATTTGATGGGCTGTTAATCGTGTTGGCTAAATCGCCCCACGATACTTTTGATTGGTCTAGTATAGCTAACACTCTTAACTGCTGTTTTTCCATCTGTGTCATTTCAGACACCGACTTAGAAATGCCTAAGTTATAAGCATATGTCGCTAATGTAGCGTTAGTAATATCAATGCCATATTTATACAACGCTCTCGATTGACCGATTAAGCCACTTTGCAAGTTCTGTGCAACCGTTTTATAGTCCACATTAAAAAGTGAGCTTATATCGCCTGCAAGCATTGTCATTGACTTTGTTATTGCCGTTGTTGCTTCGCCTGTCTGTCCTAATGAGTTAGTGACAGAAGCTAACTGTGAAGCGTACTGTGTTATCTCTTGTATGTTAAGTCCTAAGTTCTTTGTTCCACTTTCTTCAAGCAATCCGCCTTGAACATTAACTTTTAAGCCAGATAGTTTTCCAAGAGTATCATTCACTCTGCTTTTAAAACTTTCTGCATATGCTGTTGCGTTATCATATCCGTACTTTTCGTAATCTTTATCCCACTCTGAACCAATTTTGCCAAACGCTACCGCTTGATAGTTGAATGCTTCAATGTAATCTGTCGTTGACTTGATGGCTTCTATAAGTTTCTTACTGCCACGAATTACCATAAAATAAGTGGCATAAAACTTGCCTATTGCACTTGCTAAGTTCCAACTGCTCTTGGTTGCTGTCCTAGTACTTGCAGAAACGCCGTACAACGTCTTTTGAAGCGAGTTTGAAGAAGTACCCACCTTGCTGCCTTGACTGGCAAGATTAGCCAATGCGTTAGTCATTTGAATAACATTCTGGCTTACTGTTGGTGCTCTTGATAGCGTTGTCATTAAGCCATTTAAAGCATTGCCCAATTTTGGAATGTTTACAACGGCGTTTTCTATACTCTTACTGCCTAGCTTACCAAGTGACTTTGCAAATTCTGTGACTTGTGTTGCATTTTGCGGAATAGCTGATATGCTTGCAACTGCCTTTGTGACAGCTTGAAGTGATGTAGCTGTTTTAGTTAGTGCAACTGAATCAACAGAACCTATCTTTGTGATGTTCTTAGCAAGTCTTGTAAAATCTGCTGTTCCTGCGTTCATATTCTGCATAGCAGAACCTAACTGACTAACACCACTCGCAAGACTGCTTAGTGATGAACCATTCACAGTTGCAAGTGATGTTGACAGCCTTGTAAGCTGATTTATCAGTTTATCGACGGAATTAATAGCTTTAGTGGCAGTACCGGTAATTTTGACTTCTAATGAATCTAATTCCACGCTTTAACCCCCTTTATAGGATTGTTGGCGGTAGTCCTCTCTTTTCAGCTCGTGCCGCCCATTTCTGTTCATTGAGTAACATTCGCTGTAACTCTTTATCGTAGGTATCTTCTTCGCTTTCTTCCGTTTTTTCTGATAAAATAGCCTGCTTCGGATATTCAATGTGTGTATCTTTACTAAATGCCGCACCAATGCCGCAAGAAATAGCTGGAATTGCGTAAACTAAAAACCAGTTATACATTTCTGAATCGCGATTTTGCCTATCAATCTTTTTGCCTTTTGCATATAGTAATAATTTTGTAGGTGTCATTTTTAGAAAGTCTGAATAACTAACGCCTAGTGAACTGGCTAAGACAAAGTATTCTTCCCATATTATTTTGTGGAAGTCTGCTTTTTCTTGTGGTCCTGTGGAACTACTGTCGGCTTCTTCTGCTCCTGTGCCGCTTCTTCCACATTGTTCGCCATTTCCTCTAACATCGTTGTTATCCCCGACAGCTCGAAAAAACCATCATCTTCCATCGCTTTCTTGATTTCTTCAAACAATGTTCTATATCCGTAACTCTTATCTGTCTTTCTTTTCTCTGTAATATATGCCCTAGTGAGTTCCTTTGCTTCATTCATAGTTACTGGGTTATTGTCAATACAGCCTGCATAAATGGCTAAAATGCAAATCTCTGGCACATCTGCTGTCATATTTGCCAAGCCGTCAAAAGAAGCCTGTGCAATACTTTTATCTGTCTGTGCAAGTAAGTAAGAACCGTTAACAACAGAAAACATTTTCTGTACTATCTCTTTGCACTCCGCTGCGCCAAAAGAGAACTCAACTTTGTATTCTTTTCCGTTTACATTAATATTCATCATATTTTTTACCCTTTCCCATTCTATCGTCCATATAGGGAAAGGTGCGGATTTTACACCGCACCTACCTTTTAAAATAATTATTCTGTTACATCATCAAGATATGATGTGTAGTCGGCTGTTTTGGCGTTTGTGCCACCAATCGACACAGCCTTTGATTTAGTCGATTGGCTTATCATTCCCCCACCTTTGTTACTGTGAATGTGCCACCAGCAGCTTCGACAACTTGAAGCTTGTCTGTGCATTCTATAGGTGAAGTGTTAGGAACTGCTGTTACTGTCATTTCAAGTACCGAATCAGTACCAGAAACATCATTAGGTGTTGCTGTTACCTGTCCGACAAATGCGTACTTAGCAACCGCACCTAATCCGTCAGAGCCATATAACTGAATAATATCTAACTGCTTACCCTCTGCTTTGATTAAGTCCTGTAAATAAGCCTTTTCAAGATTTCCTGTGTAAGTCTTAGCGTCAGATGTTTTGATACCCATTAAGAATGTCTGTGAATCATCTTCAAATGTTGTACTTTCAACTGTGTTAGGTGCTGATACTGGTGCTGAAATTGACTTAGCCGCAACCATTAACTTATATGAGCCTGCAAAACCATCTTCGCTATGCTCCTTGTAGATAACTCTAGCTTTATAACTTGTACTTGCCATTGCCTTGTCTACCTCCTAAAAATTTGCAAAAAAATAAGAGCATTTCTGCTCTTTGTTACATTAATCTGTCATTTGCCGCTATCATTCTTCTGAATCTAGCAGTACTCTTATGTACTTTGTTACTGATTGAAGATTCTGGCATTGCGTTGCCCTGAAATCTCATTGTCTTGAATGTATCTGTAATTGCTGCCATAACTTTGCGACAGTCAGACTTGCTTGTGTTGGTGGTAACATCTACTTGAAATGTCGCTAACAATGCGTTAACTGTCTGTCCGTCAAGCGTTTGTCCTTGTTCTACTGCTGACAGTAAATGAATGTATACTGTTGGGAATACTGCTTGACCGCTGCTTTCCCCCTCGTTGGTTATGACTATCTTTGGATATGTTTTCTTTAGCTGTGTTAGGGTTTTAGCCTTGACAAGTGCTGTGACTGTATTCTCGAGGTCTATCGCCCAATCGTTTGCATTTGCCATTAACTAAACACCTCTCTTGCTATCTGCTTATACTGATTAATAATCTCCATTGTAGCGTTATGCATAGGCATTGTAGCTTTAACGCCGTGAGTAGGTTTCCAACTTCCACTTTGTTCATCCCAAAACCACCATGTGTCGTCCCAAGCATGAACCTGTCCAGGATATGTGCCAACTCCTAACCCTAATTCATCAGCTTTAGGATTAGCAACAGCGTTATAATGAATACCTGCTCCAAATTCAATCGCTAATAGCGTGTAAAATGGCTCTCTATCTTCTACTTCAACAGTTTTACCGGTAGCAATTAAAATAGCTTGGTAGCCATCTTGAATAGGCTTTCTGTCAACTCTCAATGTTACTGTCCTACCTAATGGACTCTCATTAACACTCATAATTGCCGCTTTGTCGCCTAATTCTGCTAATCGTTCAACAAGCAATCCACATTTATACTGTAAACTCTGTTTATACTGTTGTAGCTGTCTGATGGCTTCATTTACGGACTTTTCAGACAATGATATATTAATTGTATGTCTTGCCATAATGCACCTACTTTACAACTGCTTTGAGCATGTACTTGGTTGAATACAATGCCGGTTTAATGCCTACAATCGTGAAATCCGCTGATGTTTCATCAACAAGACCGTCAGATGTGTATGTAGGCTTGCTATCAAGCCATATAAGGTCGCCTTTTTGGATAGGTAACATATTTCTATCTGTCAACAAAATAGCGTCAAAATCAGCGGTGTCAAAGCCGTATTCCTTGCTTTGCGCTTCTCCACCACTGAATGATATGTTTGCTTTGAAATCGACCGGCTCTGAAAAACCTGTTTTTTCTTCAAGGACTTTGGGTATCTTATTTCCCTCATCATCAAGATAAGGAATGAAGTTACCCTCTGTGTCGGTATATCCCTCATAAAGAATATTGCCCTCATCGTCTCTTTCATAGATAGTTACCGTCTGTCCTTGAAGTGAATACTTCATAGCCTGCTTATTAATGTCAAGCATTGTTCTTTACCTGCTTATAAATCTGATTAACACCTGTGCTTGATAGTCCGGACACAATTCCTACTGCGATTGCATTAAGAATGTCATTTGCCGGAAAGTCTGGTATTACATACATACCTGCAACGCCTAAGATGCCACCTGCAACGCCTACGATTATAGGAATGTAATTATCCTTAATGTGTGGGATTGCTTTAGCTCCTAAGCCTATCAGATATGTAATTACAACGATTGCTACAACTGTTGTTACCGATGTTATATCCATTTTAATCTTTACCTCCATTCTTTAAGTGAATTTCCTGTATTTCGTTATACATCTTAGTTACCATCCCATTACCGCCTAAAGCGTGATATGCGTTATACATCTCAACGAAATTATCATAGGCGTAAGATGGAATTTCGCCTATTTTCATATACTTATCGTGATATTCGATAAGCTGTACTCGCAAAAGCAACATTGTGCCTTTGCTATTGGCGTCTTTGTCCTTTTTCTGTTGTTTCAGAAGCCAAACTATATAGCCAAGTAATATCGGTAATACTACGGTATAAGTTTGTAATAAAAATTCTTTCATTTTATATCTCCTGCAAAATTAATAGGCACACCGCCCACCACCCTTAATGTGTGCCGCCTGCTACCATATTGCCGACATCAGCAAAATGGTAACGCACAATCTTCTTTAATATTCTGTAATGCCCTATAGGCGTTATAATACTTTGGCAAATGGAAATACCCCGACAAATAAGCTGTCTCTATCTCTCCAAGTTCTGTTGACACCACCCTCGCTTAAGGCAGACATAAAGTTTTCACCTGCCTGTGAATGGTCATAGACAGCCAGATTAATAATAACGCTCTCAAATTTCTTCAAGTCCTCGGTTATCATTTCATCTGTGTAGCTGTCAGGGTAATTTCTTCTTGCTTTTACATCTTCTGTAGCCTGTTTAATAAGCTGTTCGATTATCGGATTATCTTCTTTGTTATCGAACACTACCACATCAGATGTCGTATCATCATCATTTGTGACTGTATCAATATGAAATTGTTTAAGCCTAATTTTGACTTGCTCTAATGTGGTGTATTCCATAATTCAGCTCCTATAATCCCAATTTCTCAATTAACAACTTCTTTAACTCTGCTCCTGTAAGTTCTTCTGCGTTGCCTATACCTTGTTCTACGGCAAAAGCCTGCAAATCAGATGTAGACATGCGATTAATGGTTGTCTTGCTATAACCTAAAAAAGCCCCCTCTTCGGGAACCTCTTCGCCTGCGTTATACCATTTTCCGTTATGAATCACTATATATGGATATTTCATAGTTGTACCTCCTACTCTTCGCTATGAACCTCATATACGAATGTGCTATCCATATTTTCGTATGATGGAAGAACAACCTCGGAAGCAAATGTTGACATCTTCATAGGTGGTCCGTACTCTGTCTTTGTAGCGATTGTGATACCTTTGCCGTATACTGTTACATCTACATTAGTTACCTGTCTTGCAGTTCTTTCTTCTGGTGTAGTGCCGAACCAAGTGCCACCAAGATTGCCAGCTGGAAGAAGTGTAACCTTGTTATCTGGATAGAAATACTGTTCCTTACCATCATCATCAATGTACATCTTATCGTAAAGTACAATAGTGAGCTTTGTTCTCTTCTGCACTACTGAAATAACGGTATCATCATCAACCTCGATAGTTGCTGTAAGGTTCTGTGCGAGGATTGAGTTTCTTATCTGTGCATTATCAAGCAAATACTGGAATGTATTGCTATTCATAAGCACATATTTAGCAATCTTGCCCTGCTTCTTTAACTTCTTTCTTGCGTTGTTAAGGTCTGTAAGTGGCTTTGAATTAGCTGTATCGCTCCACATACTTGTGCCAGATAACTTTGCGTAATGGTCTTTTGCGTATGAACCATCCTTGTCATAATCATAAGCATACTGAACGCCATCACTTACAATAGCAATTACTGGGTGTCCTGCATTTGTCGCAAGAAGCGACATTCTCATACGCTCTGGAACAACTTCTGCACCACTTACGAGGTTGTTAGTATCGTCATATACGCTTGATAAAGCACTCGCAAGGTAAGGGTCGTCCGCTGACTGAATACGCTCGATTTCAAGCATTTCCTCTTCACCTACTGTCATTCCTTCGCGGAAGAATGCCATCTGCGTTTTTTCCTTGCTTAATCCCTCTCTAGCTCTAAGAGTTGGGATTGTGTCAAAGTTAGATGGTGCAAGCGAAACTGGAAGTCCTTTATGTGTCTTAATCCAGCTTAAATCAAGTCCCTGTTTCTTTCTCTCAGGAAACCACTGTAAACCAAGATAAGGTATCTGATTACTAGCGTTTTCTGTTGCCGATAATGCAATAGACTTACTATCTACTACTTCATTAATTAACATCTGTTTACCTCCTGTTATTATTCAAATACAATCATTGGAAGAGCTGTCTTAACTGTTGCGTCATATGTAACGCCTGAGTGTGCTTCTGCTACCTTTGTGTTAAGGTATGCTTTCTTGAGCAGTACGCCCTGTGGTCTGTCCTCTGTTACATCGAACCTTAAGATACCTACTACTGTGGCTGTGTTGTCAGCCTTACCATTTGCTCCGATTGGAGTACCTGCTTTGACAATCTTCTTGCCCTGTGCGTTTGTAGTTGTTACGCCATCAAAATCAAGTGTTAATGGGATTGCTTCATTAGGCTCTCTCTTTAAAATCTGAACATCTCCTGCGTATGAAGTCTTTTCATACTGCATATTCATTTTCTTTGCCATTTCTTACCTCCTGTTATTACTGAATGTAGTGCGATAAAACGTCGTTGTTCTTAGGTGCATTAGATATAAGGCTTTCTGCTATCTTTTCAGCATTTGTCTTATTGTCTGCACCGCCTTTATTACTGCCGCCGCCCGGAATATCCTGATGTTTAGCAATCTCCTGTTCCTTAGCCTGTGCCGCAGCTGTTTCTTTGTCGGACATAATCTTGCCAAGCTCAGCTGTATCAAAGCTGCCATCTTCTTTTATAATTGCCTTTGCCTGTTCCGCTGTGACCTTAAAATCAGTCATAGCTTTTTCACGCAAATCTCTGATAGCGTTAGATTTCTGTAAATCGGCTATCTGCTGATTAGCTGTATCTAGGGCTTTATTTGCCTTTTCAAGCTCTGTCAGATTGCCAGCCTGCAAATCGTCAAGCTGCTTCTGTAAACTGTCAGCTGTGTCAGCCTTAGCCTTGTACTGCTTTGCCTTGTTTTTCTCCGTAGCAACTTCTGAATTGTTCTGATTAAGAAGATTTGTAATCTGTTCATCTGTTGCTTCTGGAAAAAGTTTTAATACATCTTCTCTTGTCATAATTACCTCCGTTAAACACACGCTTTTGTTACCGCAGGTCGCTCCTGCTGTGTTTTCTGCTATTTACCGCATAGCTGCAAAATGTATAAAATAAAAGCAGCTACCGATTATTCGATAACTGCCTTATTTTGCTGATTGTTATTGAGTTGATTAACTATCTTTTGCGCTTTTTGTTCTTGTGCTTCCACATCATCAATAGTCTTATATATATTATCAAGATATGGTTTTGATAACAGGAATGTCTTTTCCGCATCTCCCCATAAACCAACTGTCTTAATCGCTATAAGTGGATGTATGCCGCTTTGAAGCAGCACTGTAAGTGTCTGTGCTTTAGTGTACATATTATCCTGTGGACTGTGATTTATCTGTACATCAAAATCTCTGACCGACAACTTTAAATCTTCTCCTGCGAGTCTCAAGATGTTAAGAACCACTACAGCCAGTCGCTTTTCACATGATTTAATAAGAGGGTCTTTTAATTTTGCTCTTGATTTTGAGAAATCCCATCCATTTCTAAGCTCAACCGCTCCCTGTGTGTCTCCACCTGTATTACCTTGTTTGTTTGGAATAGCCAATATAGATAAAGCATTGTCTACAAAATCCTCTTTGGCTACTTGGCTTTGCGTTTGATTAAGCTCCTGTGTCATAATATCGACATCAGACTTGTTATCTTTATTCATTGACTTAACAACCAATGCATGGTTTTCTTTCATTTTTTTAAAAGTCTCTTCGTCGACTTCACAATTCACGAACTTAACCCAATATTCAACAAACTGCTGTATGCTATCCATTCTGTTGGACTGCATATTATTGGTTGCATCAAGCATACCTATAATAAGTTCAATGTCAGAAAGTCTTTCGTGATTATTCGGAAATTCTACAATAGGGATTTCGCCATATGTATGTAGTTTTGCTTCAACTACTTTGCTGTCAACAATTCTGAAAGACATAGTGTCTGAAAATGCCATCTTATACCAGTTTCCATCTTCGTCTTTAAGTTCCTGCACAACAAGTATCTGTTCTTCAGTACTCTCATTATAAATAGCATAAGTATTAAGGGGCGTAGGTGCTACAATTCTGAATGGTACATCTCCTTTTTTAGGTTGGACTGCTTTAAAAGATGTTCCTGTTGCCGACTGCCACTCTCCAGCTTTAATATCTTTTTCTTGCTTATTGGCATCTGTCATAAAATCATTAAGTTTATCAACCGCTTTATTGATAGTTTCATCATCTTTGCGGCTAATAAACTGGATTGGCTCGCCATAGCTTTGTCCTACCTTGAATTGAACCCATTCATAAGCGTGGTTCTCGACAATTTTATTAATTATATCTTCATTAGACAGCTTGGTTCTGTATAAAACAGGTTGGTCGCCCTTGTAGTAATTCCACAGATACTTAATAACTGGCTTATTCCAATTAAATACACCTATAGTACTTCCAATAACCTTAACAACATTGTTAGCAGTTATTGTACCTACATTCGTATATGCGATTTTTCTACCATAACAACCTCTAACAAGGTCTTGAAAATACATTGTGTTCATATCTTGCTCCTAATAAAATGTCATACCGCTTGAACTTCTGCTTTGTGGTATTTCCTTAATTTGAAAATCATCATCATCGTTAGGCACATACCATATCCATTTGTGGCAATGCTTGCACGCTAATTTATGTGTTCTTGTGTCTTTGCTGTCTGCCTTAGTTAAGAACTTGTGGCAGTTCGGACACATTATTGATTTATCTTTATTCATATAAAAATTCATATTTCTACCTCATTGCATAACAAAAGCACCGTCG